AATACCAAAAAGAAAACGCCTTTATATAGGGCGTTTTTATTATGCAAACAAGTAGCGAAAGGAGGTGTAGCATGAAGAAAATAAATATCAAGGGCGACATTGTGCAGAACAACGATAAGTGGATCTATGAATGGCTCGGGATTGAGGCAACAAGTCCAAAAGATGTGCAAAAGGCGCTTGAAGATGCGAATGGGCAAGACATAGAAGTTGAGATCAATAGCGGCGGCGGGGATGTGTTTGCCGGAAGCGAAATCTACACAGCTTTGCGGGGATGTAAGGGTAATATGGTAATTAGTATTGTCGGTGTTGCCGCCAGCGCCGCCAGTGTAATAGCGATGGCAGGAAAAAGTCAGATCACTCCAACGGGGTTATTTATGATGCATAATGTCTATGGCCGGGCTGAGGGAGATTACCGAGCTATGGATCATACGTCAGAAGTCCTGAAAACCGCAAATCAGGCCATAGCAAATGCGTATAAAGCGAAAACAGGATTATCCGATAAAGCACTCAAGGACTTGATGGATAGAGAAACCTGGATGTCAGCTGAAGAAGTGGTTAAAAATAAATTTATAGACGGCGTGATGTTTGAGACGCCAAAACAAGCGGTAAGCATTTATAATGGTTTTGGTGGCATACCGCCTGAGGCGATTGCAAAGATCAAAAATCAGGTTAAAAAGCCGGACGTTGAAAACAACGGGCCGGATTTTTTATTACAGACTAAATTAAACTTTTTAAAATTGAAGGGAGATATGAAAGATGAATAAAGAACAGTATTTGGCAAAGCGGAAAGAACTGCTTGCCCAGGCTCAGGAATTTATCAACAACAGTAAAACCGAGGAAGCGACAGCGAAGATGAAGGAAGTTGAAAAGCTGGATGCTGAGTATGAAACAGCTGCAAAGGCGCAGGCAAATTTGAATGCCTTGAATAACGACAAGAAGATCGTTGACCTCCAGGATGCAGGTAAACCGGTTGTTGACGGAAGGGTGATTGACACGATGGTAAAGGAAAACCTTGACAAGACGGATGTTTATGCTTCCGTTGAATATCGGAAAGCATTCATGAATAATGTTTTGAATGGTGTTCCTATTCCGGCAAAATTTATGAACACTGATGAGAGTACAACTACTCCGGATGTCGGAACAGTGATTCCTACTACAATCCTTGAAAAAATTGTGGAGAAGTTGGAAGCCACAGGAATGATTCTGCCGCTGGTAACCAGGACGGCATATAAAGGCGGCCTGGCGATTCCGACATCTACTGTGAAGCCTGTCGCGACCTGGACGGCCGAAGGTTCTGGCAGTGATAAACAGAAAAAGACAACTGGCAGCATTACCTTTAACTATTTCAGACTGCGCTGCGCTGTGTCTGTGAGCTTTGAAGTCAGCGTTGTGACTTTAGGCGTATTTGAAACGACCATCATCAACAACATTGCCGAAGCTATGACAAAGGCTTTGGAACAGGCAATCATCTCCGGTACCGGCGTCGGGCAGCCGAAAGGTATCTTGGCTGAAACAATTGTTGAAGGCCAGAATGTTGATATTTTGGCCGCTGAAGATCCGGATTATGTAACCCTGCTTGATGCTGAAGCCGCCCTTCCTCTCGCCTATGAGAGTGGCGCAGTATGGTGCATGACAAAAAAAACTTTTATGAAGTTTTTAGGCATGACTGACGGCCAGGGTCAGCCGATCGCCAGAGTGAACTACGGTATCGCCGGCCGGCCTGAAAGAAGCCTGCTCGGCAGGACCGTTGTCTTGAACGATTATATGACCAGTTTAGGCGCGACGATCACGGAGGATACTGTTGTCGCGTTTCTTTTCAATTTCCGGGATTATGTCCTCAACACAAATTACAATATCACCGTAAAGCGATATGAGGACAATGATACAGATGATCAGGTTACAAAGGCGATTATGCTTGTTGATGGTAAAGTAGTCGATAAGAACAGCTTGGTAACTGTAACAAAGAAAGTGGCTTAATTAACGGGGGCGGCTGTACCGTCCCCTTTTTGAAATGGGGTGGAGTGATGCTGCTGGATGATGTGAGAGATGCGCTTAGGGCTGATGGGACGGATCTTGATGCCGAGATAGCTGATTTGATCGATGCAGCTAAGGCTGATTTAATCTTAAGTGGTGTTTCAGCGGCAAAGGTAGTTGATACCGATCCGCTTGTAAAAAGGGCTGTAATTGTATACTGCAAGGCCCATTTTGGCTATGAGGATCCCAATTTGTCTGATAGATTTGCCGAAAGTTACGAGAGCCTTAAGCACCACCTCACCTTATCTAATGAGTATGGTGATTGGCATGACTGATCGTAGGCAGAGGATACAGTTTTTAAAACGCACAAAAGAGCATGACAAATACGGGGAGCCATTGGACATATGGGAGACGGTTAAAACAGTGTGGGCAAGCAAGGAACCAATACTCGGTAACGAGTACTTTGCAGCCTTAACGACAAATACGAAAGTGGAAGTTAAGTTTAACTGCCGATATACTCCCGGAATCACTAACGATATGCGAATTAAACACGGTAATGAAGTATATGAAATCCTGTCTGCTATCAATGTTAAGACGTTAAATCGTGATCTTTTATGCTATTGCAGGCTGGTGGACGAATGAGCGTATATCTTAGGGTAGAAGGCATGAATAAACTCGTGAAAAGCCTTGAGGAACTAGGGAAAGTCCCGCAGAAATACGTGACATCCGCATCCCGAAAGGCTATGACTGCTGTTAAAAATCAATCTAAAGAAAAGGCACCATATGAAACCGGGAACTTACGGCAAGGCATCATCGTCAAGGGCGAAAAATCGCACGACAAGGGGAAGAAAGTCTACCGTATAATCTTTGACCCCCGGATGAATGATATTTTTCAAAAAAAGAGTGGTAAATACGGCGAGGTCAAAGGCTACTACCCTGTATCCCAGGAGTATGGCTTTTTTTCCAGAGCAGGAAATTATATCCCAGGATTTAGATTTGTGCACAAAAGCTTTGACAGCAGCCTATATGACATCGAATCTACCATAATAGACACAATGCAGACCAAAATCGACGCAGAAATCAGGAAGGCGGGGCTTAAGTAATGGAAGCAGCATTAATAGCTGAACTTATCCGCAAGATACCGGAATTGGAAGACAACATTTACCCTACGAATGCACCAGAAGAGTCTAAAAAGCCCTACCTTGTATACGCCAATCTTGACGGAGACCCGGATAAAACGCTGGGCGGGTTCGGCGATGGCGGGAGCTACGATTATATGTTTAGCTGCATGGCAAAACGATACGATGACGCAAAGACTCTTACTGATAAAGTAACGGATTTTTTAATGTCCCTCCCCAAGCACAGGATATCAACCGTGACACCGGACAGGGCTTTAGCTCCGTACAGCAGAGCAAAAGAAATTTACGAGTCTGATAAATCAGACGAAGAAAGTGTATTTGTGCAGGATATTGTGATCAATAAAATTGCTAAAACATGGGAACCAGAGTTAAAAGTAAACAGAGGGATTATAGACTTTACAATCTATATATAAAGAGAGGATGAAATAAATGGCAAAAGGGAATGTAACCCGTGCAGTGGGAACAGCCATTAAAAAAGGCGAAAATACCATCGGGAATCTAACGTCCATTGGTGGAATTGAAATCACTGCTGACAGCATGGACATCACTACTCTTGACTCAGACGGCGGGTATAAAGAGTCAATCGGCACCTTTAAGGATGGCGGAGAAGTGCCACTGGAAGGGTTTTTTGTGGCCGACGATACAGGGCAGATGGCTTTACAGCAGTCCATCGATGGTGGGCAGGCAGAGGAGTATGAAATTACGTTTCCGACGACTCCTGCTACGAGCTGGAAATTTAGTGGCGTTGTTACAAGCTTTAAAGTTGGAGACGTTGAACTTGATGGAGCCGTAAACTTTGGAGCAACTATTAAGGTATCTGGCAAGCCTACACTTACAACCGGCGTGGGAGCGTAACTTATGGACAACACTAAGATGTGGCTGCATCAACTAATAGAGGAAGGCCAGTTGCTATCTATTAATGTAGACACAGTAACGATTCCAGGCAGTGATCCAGAAATGCATTTAAATATTGTTTTAACACCGGCAGAAGAAAAAGAACCGGAAGACGAATATCAAACGCTTTAAGGAGGGCAAATATGAAAGTACCTATTCAGCTTGACAAACCACGAA